AAAATTTTTAGAAAGCAAAAGACATTCTTTAGGAAATTTTGGATTTAAAGCGAATTACATACCTGAACGCTATTGATGAGGATATTCTTTTGAGCGTTGGGAAAAAAGAAAATTAAATATAACACCAAGCTAACAGGCGTTTTAATGCCCTGTTAGCAACTGTTGAAATAATTTTAAAACCATGAACCTAAAATCACTTACATCCCTTAATTTCACCACCCCGAAAGGTACACAGGCACGTATATTTGGAATAACATACATCCCTAACAAACACACTATCGCCTATGCCCGGATGGACAATGAAATAGTAAATCTACTTTTCGATAAACACGACAATCTCTTAGGGGTGAAATATAACCATGAGGAAATTTTTAGGAAAAAGTTGTGAAGTTATCTTTTTTTATTACTATTTTTGATGATTATGGCAGCAGGAGCACCTAAAGAAAATAAAAACGCTGAGAAATGGACAATTGAAGAAGCGACAAACTTATTTCAAAACGCAATTGATTTATCAAAAGAAACTGAAATTTATATAGTTGGGTCGGGTCAAAATAAAGAAAAAGTATCAGGCTATAAGTATCATTTTTTAGGAGAGATAGCATCGGACTTAGATCAATACCCAGACCTCTTTAAATATCTTAGGAAAAAATCAGAGGAATTAGACGAGCTTTACAACCGAATAAAAGGACGTTTAGAATCAAATTGTTTTTCCGACAGTAAAAAAGGAATTATAAAAGAGGCTACTGCTATAATGAATTTAAAGTCTAATTACAAATGGACAGATAGGCTTGACAATACGACCAAAGGCGAAAAGATAACAACTGTAACCCGTGAAATTATTGATTAAAACGCCTCGCTGGGCAAAACCACTTCTTGAACCAAGTCGTTATAAAGGGGCGAAGGGAGGTAGGGGGTCAGGAAAATCACACTTCTTCGCTGAGATGCTTGTAGAAGCAATAGTAATCAATCCAAACACCTCAGCAGTTTGTATTCGGGAAATACAAAAATCACTTAAATTTTCAGCAAAAAGACTTATTGAGCAAAAGATTGAGGACTTAAACTTACATTCATATTTTGAAATAACTCAATCAGAAATACGCTCCACAAATGGAAATGGGGTTGTCCTGTTCCAAGGTATGCAAGACCACACGGCAGATAGTATAAAATCATTAGAAGGTTTCGATATTGCATGGGTAGAAGAAGCTCAAAATCTTTCTGCACGTTCTTTAAAACTTCTCAGGCCAACTATAAGAAAAGAGAATTCAGAAATTTGGTTCAGTTGGAATCCCGAAAGAGATACAGACCCGGTAGATGTTTTCTTTTCTAATACTTCTGACAATATGATTTGTGTTCATGTTAATTCAGAGCAAAATCCATTTTTACCGGAAACATTACGAAAGGAAAGGGATGATGACAGGATAAGATTATCTCCTGAGGATTACGCTCATATTTGGGAAGGTGCATATAATACTAAGTCAGATGCGTTGGTATTTAAAAACAAGTTTGAGATTGATTATTTTGATGTAGAAAGAGAATGGACGCGCCTTCAGGGATTGGATTGGGGATTTAGTCAAGACCCAACGGCAGCGGTAGAGGTTTATGTATCTGATGATGTTTTATACGTAAGACGTGAAGCTGGAAAGGTTGGTTTAGAATTAGATTATACTGTACCTTTTATTTTGAAATCAATACCAGAATTCGATAAATTTATAACACGAGCCGATAACGCAAGACCTGAAAGTATATCATTTGTAAAACGCAGAGGATTGCCTAAAATAATAGGAGAAGCAAAATTAAAGATTGAAGATGGTATTCAATTTATGAAGTCATTTAAAAAGATTGTTATACACCCGGATTGTAAAGAAACAATAAAAGAATTTTCTTTATATTCGTATAAAATTGACAAAAGAAGTGGAGACATTTTACCAGTAATAGTTGACGAAAATAATCACTATATCGATGCCATTAGATACGCATTGTACCCTTTGATCTCAAAAAAAACTACAAAAATAAGAACAGGCAATGTTATTAGTTGATTGGATTTCACAGGCAGAGCAGTCTAAACTTGACTTTATGAGGCGTTACGACAAGCAGGGATGGTCTCCAATTGAGGATATTACCCACCTTCCATTTATAGCAATTAAACGCGATATTCCAAATTTTATTAAAGAAATGCAATTTGAAAAGGCTTTTTCATTAACTTTGTCAAAACCAGAGGGTGAAATAATGAAAATTTCACCATTGGATAGGTTCAGGCTTTTACTGTGGTTAGAACATCAATATCAGAAGATAAACAAAATGGAAAGCACCTATCTTGTTTCGCCTCCGGATATGAAGTTGATTGCAGCCGGTATTCGTGACCTTGACCCGTTAGGCATTACCAATGTAATTGATATGCTGGCAGGTGGGGATGTTACAAAATGGGCAGAAGTAGAACAATTACCATACTCTGTATGCTTTGAAAAGCAACTGAAAAACACCATTGAGAAAAGGATTGAAAAAAAATTGATTGAACAGCAGAAAAAATAAAACAAGGAGAGTGGCGGAAAAAATAGACGTATATTGGATAGCAAACCGAAGACAGTTGCAAATGGACAATAGGGGCGCACACGAAAAGAAGCCGATAGAAAAGCGGTGCAGGTGAAAGTCCTGCCTCTCCTTTTTTTATTTACAATAATAAGAATAAATGAATATAGTCGATTTCTTTAGACAACAAGTAAACAAGTGGAACGCAGAAGAAAAGTGTGGGTTCTGCTGGGAATTTGACGCTCCACTTACTGATTCAGGGGTTAATGAATCCCAAATGCAAACTGACCCTGATGAATGTTGTCCTGTTAAGGTATTTATTACTAACCTTAGCGAAAGAAAAAATCGAATTTACAACCCTACTACCGGACTACTTCGAGATAAAGACTATACAATTGACTATACATTTACGCTTCATGCCTTAGCATTTGACAGGGTAGATACAAATGTTTATGCAGAACAATTGGGGCATCCTATTTCAGAAAGCAAATGGGAAACGATTTTAAGACCCTTACAGGAATGCGTTTGTGAAGAAGAAATATTAGAGTTTTGTGAGTTAATTTGTAAAGACATTAAAATTATTAACTGGAATGCTATTACCCGTATAAACTGGCTTGATAATAATTATACAGGTTGGAGCATAACAATGACATTAAGAGATTATGATTGTACTAATAATAATTGCGACGCTGGTAGTTAGCGGAATTGTTTGGTTCTTTGTTTGGAAACATCGTTACATTAAACGATTAAGAAACAGGCGTGATGAATTTGATATAACAACTCCAGAAGGGAAGTGGTTAATACAAGTTTATAACATAAAAATTGATGAATTAAATGGGTATCGAATTAAAAGAAGCTGACATCATAGAAACAATGAATTGGGTAGTAGATACTATTTTAATACCTCATTTCATGGCTTTAGGATTAAATGCTTCCGGGGAGTGGGTTGCTAATGTCAATACAAGAGCAGAGGGTAATACAGGAATTATAAGCGGGAGAAAATATACAGAGCAGTTGGTTTGGGGTCGTAAACCCGGTAAAAGACCTCCTATATCAGCATTAGAGAAATGGGCACAAGTAAAATTAGGGTTATCAGGAACACAAGCCACATCAGCAGCCTTTGCTATTGCAAACAAAATAGCGCAAGAAGGGACAAACATTTATAAAGAAGGTGGTACTGATTTACTTGAAATATTAGAGAAACCAGAAACGCAAAAAAAAATAGCACAACATTTACAAGGTAGATTTACAGCGGATGTTCAGCTTTTTTTAGAGCGTGAAATACAAAAAGCATTCAACTAATGGCAACAGTAACGGGGATAAACGGGTCAAGGTATTATGTTAATAATCCTATATGGGTAACGGTAGATACGTCTATGGATGTAGACCCTACGGCAGTAGTAAACCTATCTATAACCATAAATGCCACTATTGTATTTTCAGCTAAATATTACCCCTTAAACGGCTTAGTTTATTTTGATTTGTCAGAAATTATAAAAGGTTTTTTGCCTGAGCCGTCGCATCCGACAAACCCAATATCCGGGCAACCTATATCCTTATCTACTGTAAACGCCACAATATCATTACCCGGATTTAATTCAACTAAAACATTCTTTAGGGGTGGTGAGGATTCACAACGCACAAACATACAAGTGCCTAACGAAGCTGTTTTATCTGAAAGTGAAAAGATACCGGTATGGACGGGCTATCCGTATGCTAAATATTACTTAAATAGTTCGGGAATTACATATTATACTGACATTCTACAAGTTAGCGAAATAGAGCAAAGAAAAGTAGCTACCTGTAATCCTGTTTATTTAAGATTTCTAAACAGTAAAGGTGGTTATTCCTTTTGGTTGTTTGAGGATTGGGAGTTACTAAAGAATAGTAAAACGACAAGCGTAATAGAGCGACGTACCTCTGACTTAGATTTAGGGCTTGAAACTTCGCATGAGTTAAACATTTCTACAAGGGTAGAAGAAAGGTATTTGTCAACGCTAAGGGCTTTATTACAGTCTCCGGATGTATATATTTACAATATTCAGAATATCTTAGTAGAAAGCAATCCACAGTTTCAACAGTCTTTTGTTTGGACAAAAATATACAACGGTGGATGCAATATGAAGTGGAACTCTTATGATTCAGTACATGAATTTGATTTTAAATTTGATTTAAGGTTAAAAAGTAACCCTACTTTAATATGGTAACTGTTAGGATAGATAGTACAGGTGAGGAGTTAGATATTATAGGGAGCATAACCTTTGTTAAGCAAGTCAGCGATATAGGTGATATAACAAAGGCTACTTCGAGCTATACATGGCAATTGTCATTCCCTAAATCACCTCGGAATGTGGCAATATTAAGAGGGCTTGGAATAGCAGGTTCAACATCTACAATACCTTACGATAAAATCGTTTGTCAAATATTATACAACGGTCAAACGGTAGAGCCTAACGGGAATCTGATAATTACAGAAACTAAAGATAAGGTATATGTAGGTCATGTT